CCACAGAAAAGTTAAAGTCACAGTCTCCGAAGTCACAGAAGCACAGAATATGAAACAGCGAGGCAGAAAATCCGCAGCGCAATTGGCCACGGTTTCAGAAATCGGCGCGCGGCGCCCGGCGCCGCCGGATCGGCTCTGCAAAAAGGGTCAATCAATCTGGCGCGAGGTCACGACCAGCAAGCCCGAAGACTGGTTCGATGATTCCAACTTGCCGCTACTCGAAGAGTTCTGCCGCATCAAAGTGTCGCTCGATCTGTTGAACGAAATCATTGCCAAGGTCGAGGCGCAACTGGTCGAGACCGCCACGCTGCCCGAAGGCTACGCGCAGCTGGCCACAACGGTCGACAAAAAGCAGGGCCGCCTGGTTACGCTGGCCTGCAAGATGCGGCTAACGCAGCAGGCCAAGTACGACGCACAAACGGCGCTCAGCCGGCAGAAGCGAGCCCCAGCCAAAGTGGCCGAGAAGTTATGGCAGGGCTAGATATGGCGGCATGGCACGCCGCAAGCTAACGCGCGGCCAGCGCAACATACGGTGGATCGAGACCTATTGCCGAATCCCTGAAGGCAGGGACGTCGGCCAGCCGGTCAGGCTCAGACCCTGGCAGAAGCGTCTCCTGCGGAAGATTTACGACTCACCGACCCGGCGCGCGATCATCAGCTTCGGGCGAAAGAACGCCAAAACGACGCTTTCGGCGTTCCTGACGCTCCTGCACTTATGCGGTCCCGAATATAAGCGCAACTCCCAGCTATACAGCTCGGCACTATCTAGGGACCAGGCGGCAATCTTGTTTCAACTGTGCGCGAAGATTGTCCGTATGTCGCCCGAAATCAGCGCCGCTGTCGGGGTCAGGGACACCGCAAAGCAGCTCTACTGCAACGAGCTCGGCACGCTCTACCGCGCGCTCTCGGCCGACGCCTCGACCAACTTCGGCTTATCGCCCGTTTTCGTGGTGCACGATGAGTTAGGCCAGGTTCACGGCCCGCGATCGGGCCTGTACGAAGCGCTCGAGACCGCCGCCGGCGCGCAAGAAGACCCGCTATCGATCATCATATCGACCCAGGCGCCGACCGATAATGACTTGCTATCGATCCTGATCGACGATGCAGCCAGCGAGGCCGATCCGCGCACTAAGCTGTTTCTCTTCACGGCCAGCGAAGACCTGAAGCCGTTCTCGGTGAAAGCGATGCGCGCGGCGAATCCGGCCTACGGAGACTTTCTTAATGCCGATGAGGTCAAAGACCAGGCGGCATCGGCCAAGCGAATGCCGGCCCGCGAAGCCGCCTATCGGAACCTGATCTTAAATCAGCGGATCAACCAACTATCGCCATTCATTGCTAAGGGCGTTTGGCAGGCTTGCGGCGCCTCCCCGCGCGAGTCTGCTTTCCAGGCCGGACAAGTTCGGATCGGCCTGGACTTATCCGCGCGCAACGACTTGACCGCCTTGGTCTATACGGCCGTTGAAGAGGGGATCAGGCACGTGCGCGCGGAGTTTTTTGTACCGCTTGAGGGCATCCACGACAGAGCGCAGCGTGACCGGGTGCCCTACGACTTGTGGCATGAGCAAGGCTTTTTGACCGCCACGCCGGGCGCGTCGGTCGACTACGAGTTTGTGGCGAGGCGCTTGGCCGAGATTGCCGATGAATACGACGTCGAGGCGGTGAACTTCGATCGATGGCGTATTGACGTCTTGAAGAAAGAGCTCGAGCGCATCGGCGTCGAGCTGCCGCTGATTCCGCACGGCCAAGGCTTCCGCGATATGAGCCCGGCGCTGGATTCTTTAGAGGCTGAGCTGTTAAATGGTAAGATTGCGCACGGCATGAATCCGGTGCTTACGATGTGCGCAGCCAATTCTGTTATTGACTCAGACCCAGCAGGCAATCGGAAGCTGAACAAAGCGAAAAGCACCGGGCGCATTGATGGTATGGTCGCGCTGGCGATGTGCATGGGCGTCACGTCAGCCGAGGCTTCCGGTTACTGGCCAGATCAAGGGGTAGTTGCGTTATGAGATGGCCTTGGCAGAAAGCAGACCGGGAGATTCAGACACAAGCAGGCGTCGAGTGGGCCGCCGAGATGAAGCTCACACTGAATCAATGGCTCGAGCAAATGGCGAGCCAGAATCAATCGATCTCTGGCATATCGGTCGACCCCACCAACGCGCTGCGCTGCACCGCTGTTTATGGCGTCGTGCGGGCCATGACCAACGCGATCAGTTCCTATCCGGTCTATGTTGAAAAGCAGACCGAGGCCGCCGGGCGCATCAAGCGGGAACGGGTCGGCGACCACGCGCTGGTGCCGCGGCTTCGACGGCCAAACGCCGTGCACACTCGCGCGGAGTTCTTTTCACTGGCCATCAAGCACGTGGTGCTATACGGCGACTTCTTTGCGCTCAAGGGCGAGGGGCGCACCGGCCCGATCAAGTACCTGCGACCCGTCGAGAATCCCGACGCGGTAACAGTCGCTGAGGTCGACTGGGGCACGGGCGTCACGTACAAGATCAACCAAGCCGGCGCCGATCAACGGATGGTCAAGCAAGATCGGGTGCTTCACTTCACCAATGGCATCCTCGCTGACGATTGCGTCACCGGGATCAGCCCGGTCTCGAAGCTCAAAGAGGCGATTGCCATATCGATCGCGGCCGAAGAGCTGTTATCCAAGCTCTACGGCAACAACGACGTGCCGCCGTACGCAATCACCACCGACACCGGATTCCAAAGCAAAGAAGCCTACGACCTATGGCGGGAGTCTTTCGCCGAGATGCGAGCCAAAGCCCGGGAGTCAGGGACCGGCGCGCTGCTCATGCCGCCCGGGGTCAAGGTGCAAGAGCTGTCATTCAAGCCGGTTGACGTCATGCTGGTGGACGTCATCAAGCAGAAGGCGCGCGAGATATTCGCCGGCTTCGGCGTTCCGCCGCATAAGGTGGCCGACCTTGAGCGCGCGACCTTCAGCAATATTGAAGAGCTCGACCTGGAGTTCGTGCGGGACACCATGGAGCCACATACCACGCGATTTAGCGAGTCGATGGCGCGCGACCTGCTGACCGATGCAGACGTCCGATCCGGGCACCGGGTCGTGTTCGATCTGGAGCACGCGACCGAGGGCAAATTCTCAGAACGGCTCGAGGCTTATTCGAAGGGCTTCAACGTCGGCGTTTACTCGCCTAATGACATTCGGGCCAAACTAGGCGAAAATCCGCGGGAAGGCGGCGACGACTACTATTCACCGCTCAATATGGGGTCAAGTAATGACGTACCAGGCGACGATACAGGCGCGGGAGATAGCGACACGGATGCGGGCGCGGAACCTGCAATCGAGTCCAATCCATTCAGCGCGGTTCAGTAAGTCAGAAAGCCCCAGCTATATCAACGGCGGCGAAGGCTGGACCGAAGCCAGCGCGCGGGCCTTTCTTGATGACCACCAGATCGAGCCCGGCCGCGTCACGATCGACGGTGACTCAATCCGGGTCCGAGCGAAGAGCGCCGGCGAACACCTGAAGAATCCCGTCGCCTCGAGCGATGGCGTGCCGCTGGGCGTGGTCGTGATTCGATGCACAAACTAAGCGTCGATTGTCGCCTTGAAATAAAGGCGATCACCGACGAAGGGGCCATCGAAGGCCACGCCGCCGTATTCGGCAACATCGATCACGGCCTGGACCGGATCGAGCGCGGCGCATTCAAGGAATGGATTAAGACGGCGCCGGGCGCGATTCCGATGCTATGGCAGCACCGGCCCGATGAGCCGATCGGCGTATGGGATTCGATGAGCGAAGACCGCAAAGGGCTTTACTTAAAAGGCTCGATCAATCAAGACGTGCAGCGCGGCCGCGAGGCTCGAAGCCTGGCCGCTCAGGGCGCCGTGACGGGGCTCTCAATCGGCTACTTTCCGAAAGAGTTCCGATATGAAGATGACGTCAGAGTATTGGAAAAGCTCGACGTCATCGAGACCAGCTTGGCGACCTTTCCCATGAATGAAGAGGCGCGCGTAACTAGCGTTAAACACCTTGAGCGCGCCGACTTAGAGCGATACCTCAGAGAAGACTGGAACCTTAGCCGAAAGGCTGCCCGGGCTTTCTTGCATCGAGGTATCGACGGACTGAGAGACGTTATTGGCTCCTGGGACCCAGGCGACGGCGATGAGCCGTCAGTTCTCTCTGATTTTGAAAACCTACTCAGTCAAATCAGGAACTAACCATGTCAGAACGCAATAACGACTATGCCCAATTGAAAGAGGCCATGCACGAAGTGGGCGCGGCCTTCGAAGAGTTCAAGACCGAAAACGACGCGATGCTCGAGAAGAAAGCAGACGGCAAGGCCGTTGCCGAGCAGTTGGCAAAGATTGAGCGCATCGATGCGGCGCTTGAAGAGGCCGACAAAAAGCACCGCGCGGCTATCAATACGATCGAGGCCGACCGCGCCCGCATCGAAGACCTGGAAGCCCGCATTGCGACGGGGCTCCGGTCAGGCGATCAGGGTGCGAAAGAGGCGCACTTAGAGAGCTTTGTCGCGTACTTGCAGAATCCGCGCGCCAATGCGCTCGATAAGCTGTACACGAATGAAACCAAGTACCGGGCCACACTGCCGCAGACCAAGCAGATCAACCTGGCGTCAGCTGCTGCCGGTGAAGCTCTGGTGCCGGAAATCATCGTCGATGAGATTGAGAAAATGGAGAAGAAAAACTCTCCGATTCGCAATCTGATACCGGTCCGGACGGTGGGGTCGACCGACTTTAAGCAAACCGTCGATATCGGCGGGGCGGCTTCAGGGTGGCTGGCAGAGACCGGCACGCGCACGGTGACGGCCAACTCGACGCTGCGAGTTCGGACGCCGACCTGGGGTGAGCTCTACGCGCGACCGCAGGCCAGCGAGTGGTCCATGATGGACATTCCCGGCGCCATGGCATGGATTGCCGAAATGGTCGCCGATGAGTTCATTTCGGCTGAAGGCATTGCAGTCCTAACCGGCAACGGCACCAACAAGCCCACGGGTATCCTGAACACGGCACCACTGACCACCGATGACTGGGCGAGCCCGCTACGCTCGGCCGAGGCCATCGAGGACATTGTGGCGCCGTCGCCAGACGATATCAGCGAGCACGTCTTGATGCTGATCTATGCGCTGAACGGCAAATATCGCAACGGGTCGAAGTTCGCCATGAACAGCGTCACGCTGGGCGAAGTGCGACGGGCGAAGGACTCCAACGGCCAGTATCTATGGCAGCCATCTTTCCAAAGCGGCGAGCCATCCATGATCGCGGGTTACGGCTTCGAAGTGCTAGAAGATATGGACAATACCGGCCTAAGCCCGGTGGGCCATCCGATCCTATTCGGTAACTGGTCTCGGGCTTACCTGTTGGCGCAACGCTCTGACGTCATGCTCCTGGTCGACCCGTATACGACCATTGGCTTAGTGTCTTATTGGTTCCGCCGCCGCGAGGGTGGCATCATTCTCAACAATGATGCACTCAAGGCAGCAACCCGCTAGGCGTCTCAGGCTGACGAAAAGGTGGCGGTCCAGTCGATGGGCCGCCACTCTTGAGCCCGGTGACTATGTCGTCGGTGAGACCATTAACAAATATGATGCCTTCCGCGCGATCCGTTCAGGCGCTGCGAAATGGGTGGCCCATCAACAGCCAGAAACCAAGCTGGCCTGACTGGACCGGGCAGACCGCGATCTGCATGGCAAACGGACCCAGCTTGACGCTGGCCGACGTCACCGCGGCATTTAACTCAGGGCATCCGGCTATTGCGATCAATCACGTGGCGCCGAAGTGGGCGCCGTGGTGCGATATATGGTACGCGGCCGATCAGAAGTTTTGGGCGCTGTGCCACTCGCCGCACGTCGGCGGCTTGCGGGTCTCGGCCGATCCTGGCCCGGTCACCAACGGCTGGGCGCACCTTCAGCTGCAAGTGCACGGCGATCCTGAGAATGAGACTTTCGAAGTGGGGAAGTCAACGCACGGCCAGCATTCCGGCTATCAGGCGCTGGTCATGGCCATTGCGCTCGGCGCCAGCCGGGTGCTATTGCTTGGATATGACTGTAAGCCCCAGCAAGGCAAGACCCATGCAATCGAGAAGCCGCTGGCGCACCAGCCGAGCGCGCCGCGTGAGCGCTGGCCCGATATGTACAGACGGCTCCCAGTTCCTGCAGGCGTCGAGGTCGTGAACTGTACGGCGGGCTCTGCAATTCGAGCGTTTCCAGTGTGCGCCATAGTCGACGCGCTATGACCGCAGACCTACCACAAGAGCAACTCATGGCGCCGGATGGCTCTTATGTGCTTTGGCTGGTCCCTAAATGCGCGTCGACCACAATGCAGCGCGTCTTTCGCGAAAGTCACCGCGTGACGCCGATATCGCAAATACCTGTAAAGTGTAAGCGGATAGCCATAGTGCGCCAGCCGTTACGCCGGCTGGTGTCGACCTATCTGGACAAGATTCTCGGCCAGCGCAATTCGGGGTCTATCAGCATCAACCGAAGCGATGGGGATAAAGCCATTCCTGGGATCGAGCCCGGTATGGACTTCGATTCATTTTGCGAGGTCGTGCTTGAACATCCGAAATCAAATCGCCACTGGATCGCACAAGCCGATTGGATAGCCAGCGACGGCCGCGAGGCTGATTATCTGGTGGCGTTTGAGCAGTTGCCCGCGGCTTGGGATTCTTTGGCGTTCCTGGGCGTGCCGGCATGGCCTGCGGAGCGCCACGGCGTCACGGGATTCAAGGGCAACCCGGACAGCCTTTATTCAGCCGACCTGAAGCGACGGCTGACCGAGCTGTATGCACGCGACCTTGAACTATGCAAATCTGCGCTCTTACCACTAGAAAACGAAAGGTAAACAATATGATTACCGAACAAGACAAATATTCCGAGTGCTATAAGCTCAAGACCTACAAGCTGCAGGGCGCACGCCTTCAGCGGGTCATGGTCGACAATGACGGGCTTGAGCCTGGCACGACTTATCTCGATGTAGGCTGCGGCCGCGGCGAGCTGGTGCACGCGGCCCTACGGCGAGGCGTCAAGGCCAAAGGGCTTGAGCTGGTGCCGTATCTCTGCGACGGCGAGAAGATCATCAACGGGAACCTGAGCAAGTTGCCGTTCCGCAAAAACGAGTTCGATACCGTCAGCTGCTATGACGTTATTGAGCACTTACCGACCGCCGAGGTCGACCAGGCGCTTAGCGAGCTCTTCCGGGTCGCCAAAAAGCGGCTGATCTTGACCACCAACAACAAGGCGTCGACCTATCAAGGCATGGATTTACACCTGACCCGCAAGCCGCGCGACTGGTGGCAAGCCAAGCTCGAGAAGCGGGCCGAGTCGGTGAGCTTTTCCGGGTATGGCCGCGATGAGTGGCACTTCGATTGCGTCATCAAGCCCAGTGCGATCAAGCCTAAACAATAAGCCGCACCAGGCCGCCGTAGAGAGCGCTTTCGCGGCGGGGCTTGCGGAGCATGGCGAGCGATGGGATGACGGCGCTCCGGTCAGTTGGGGCAGCCTGCGAGGCGTCGAGCATTACCTGTGCCTGGAAGCTGGCAACCTGACCGGCACGAAGGGCAGCTATATCAATCGGCGCCTGGATTACATCTCCGCATCGTGGAACGGCTACGGCTACGAAGGGCGGATTCCACCGGTCAAGGCCACGCGCTTCGATCTGCCGCTGGCTGACTGGAAAACCGAGGGCGACTATGTTCTGGTGCTCGGCCAGGTCGCAGGCGACAGGGTCGTGCCGCCGGAATATAGCAAGCTCTTATTCCGCACCGCGGCCGAGCTTCGGTCGGAGTTCGATCGGGTCATGTATCGGCCGCACCCGCTGGGCTCGCCCGATCTGCCGCTGGTCAAGGTCATGGGAAGCCTCGAGGATTCGCTGACCCGGGCTTATGGCGCCGTCACGTACAATTCGAACGCGGCGGTTGAGGCGATACTGGCGGGCGTTCCTGTAATATGCCTTAATCGCAAGTGTGCAGCGTGGCCAGTCAGCGGGCACTATATAGAGCCCTTCAGCCGGCCGGATCGATCGCAGTGGCTGGCCGAGTTGACGCACCGCAATTGGAAGCTCAGCGAGATTCGATCAGGCGCAATGTGGGAGTTCTTAAAGGCTTATGAGTAACGCACTACTAGCCGCCAGCGAAACGGATGCCGCTCAGGTCGTCACGCTTCGTGAGGCCAAAGCGCACCTGCGGATCACGCTCGACGCTGAAGACGACCGCACCATGGTGGAGCTCGACGCCGCGATATCCTGGGCGGCCGACTACATGCGCCGGCCCGTGCGCCGCACGCAATACACACTATCGATGCCGACCTGGGACCGGCTCCGAAACAATCGCGCGGGAGTGCACCTGCGCGGCTATGTCGCCTCGGTCGATTCGATCGAGTACACCGACTCAGCCGGCACGCTGCAGACCATCGCCAGCAGCGTGTATGAGGTCAAGACCGGAACGCACCACGCGGAAGTGCGCGAGCTTCCCAACCAGTCATGGCCTGGGCTTAACGAATACATGGAAGCCGTCAAGGTCACGTATACGGCCGGCTACACGCAGGCCGACGTGCCGTTCCCGATCAAGCAGGCGATTCTGCTCAAGCTCGAGCACATTCACGATGACTCAGCGGCAGCCCTATCGAGCGCTGAGTCTCTTTGCATGGCGTGGATACTGCCGCCGTGGTAGCGGAGACGGTTGCACTGTTACGCGAGCGCGTTGACATTGAAAGTGCGGCGAGCGTGTCAGACGGCGCCGGCGGCCAGACCATTACTTGGTCAGCCGAGCATTCATCGGTCCCGGCCATGGTCCGTCCAGTGAAGGGCCGCGAGGGCGAATCACTGGGCCGAGAAACGAGCATTCAGACCTATCTAGTCACGGTGCGCCACGGCTACACGGTGACCACCAGGCACCGGCTGCTATGGGGCTCAACTTATCTCAATATCCGAAGTGTGGAGAATCGCGACCTGCGCAACCGATTCTTGACGATGGAATGCGAGGTCGGCTTTGGCACGTAGAAAGCAGCGCATCTTCGGCGCGAGCCGGCTACGGCGGAAGCTGGCCGCTATGCCGGGCGAAATCAATAAAGACCTGAAAGAAGTTATTCAGTACCACAGCCGGGTGTATCTGTCGGCGCTTCAGGCGGCCACGCCTTACTCGACCGATCTGCCGCTGGTGAGCCGCGGGCGTGCGCGGGGTCACCTGCGCGATGCCTTCGAGATCAAGACGGCCAGGAATGGCCTGGCGGCGCGGATCGGCCTATTCGGCAAGCGCAATCGATCGTTGTTTTATTACCTGCTGTTCCTTGAGTTCGGCACCAAAAAGACGGCGCGCCAGGCTTTCGTGTTCCCGACTTGGCGCAGCCGGCGACCCGCAGCGCAGCGCGCCGTCAAACGGGCCACGATTGTCGCGCTTCGCCGAGTAGCGGGCCGGAAGTATTCGGATGGCTGACGGCGGCCTGGCAGTTCAGACGGCCATCTTCGCGGCGCTCGACGCGGCGCTGTCGGTCTCGGTGTACGACCACGTGCCGCAGGATGAAGCGGCGCCCTTTGTCTCGATCGGCCAGGACGTGGCCACCATCGAGGAAACGAAGACGCGCTACGGCGTAGAGCACACTGTCGAGGTTAATATATACTCAAGTCAGCGAGGCTTGAGCCAAGTCAAGACGATCATGGGCCAAGTGTACGATGCGCTGCACCGGGTCCAGTTGACGGTGACGGGCTTCGACTCTTCGCCGCCGGTTTATGACTTCAGCGCGTCATTCATCGAGCCGGATGGCTCGCGGGGCGTGATTCGATTTACAGTTAGGACTCAGACGGAGTAAAGACAAATGGCAGAGCAATTAGGCCAAGACTTTAGAGTGTTCAAAGGCGATGGCGCTTCGCCGGAAGTCTTTACCGAGATCGCCGGTCAGCGCGGCCTGACTCGCGACATATCCACCAACCTGATCGATCAGTCGAGCAAGAGCGCGGGTCTGTTCGGATTGCAAACGCCGGGCCGGAAACAGATCACCTTTTCGGTGACGGGTGTCCGAGACCTGCCGGATGCGTCGGGCCTCGAGGCCGTCTATGCGCAACAAGCCGGCAGCTCTTCGCAAGTGGCGGCGAACTATCGGGTTATGAATACAGGCGTCAGCCCGAATACCACGGTATTCGAAGCATCAATGTACGTCTCGAACTTCTCGCAGGACGATGACGACCAGGATTCCGGCGGCTACAGCTTCCAGCTGACGCTGGCCGCGGCGCCTACCACGGATGATCTGACGCCGTAATGACGGCCGCGAATCCTGAGCGCGGCGAGGTCGAGATCGAGCTTGGCGGAAAAGCCTATCCGATGCGCCCATCCTATCGGGCGCTGAAAGAGATCGAGGCCACCACGGGCCGGCCGATCATGGGCTTATTGCTGGACGGCCGCGAGGGCGGCTTTAGGGTCTCTGACCTGGCCGCCGTGGTCACCGCCGGCATTCAAGAGGCGGGCCGCAGCCGCAACGACTCCATGCTGAAGGGTGTCAATGTCGAAAAGATCGGCGAGCTGATCTATGAACAGGGGCTTTATGAAGCTGCCGGCCCGGTGGTCGAGTTCCTAATCAACGCCTGCGAGGGGGGAGCGAAGCCGGCGACCGGCAAAAAAAAAGCGGAGCCAAGCGGGAAGGCATAGAATATAGGCGGTTAATGGGGATCGCTGGCGCGGCTTTCCACTGGTCGCCCGATGAGTTTTGGAGCTGCACGCCGCATGAGTTCGCCGCAACGGTCGAGGGTTGGGAAGAGGTAAACGGTAGTGGCGACACTTGACGAATTAGTCGTAAGAATCGACGCTTCGACCGAGCTGCTACGGCGCGAGCTCAAGAAAGGCGAGCAGGGCGTGGACAAGTTCCGCCGCACCAACGACCGCCACTTGAACCGAATCAATCAGCGATACAGCGCGCTTGGCTCTACCATCAAGCGCGCAATGGCCGGCTTCGTGGCCGCGCTTAGCGTTAGGGCGCTGACCCAGTTCGCCCGATCGGCGATTGCCGCCGGCGACAACATTGCCAAAGCCTCAGCCACCGCCGGCATTGCCGCGGAAAATCTGCAAGAGCTCCGCTTTGCCTTTAGCCAGCTCGCCGGCACCACAGACAAAGAGGTCGACGAATCGATCCGTCGATTCAATCGCCGGCTCGGCCTGGCCATTCAGGGCATGGGCGAGGCCAAGGCCACTTTCGAATTGATGGGCGTAGGCTTTCGGGACGGCTCCGACAACATCCGGCAGACCGACGACGTACTGAACGAAGTGCTCGGCAAGCTCGCCGCGATTGAAAGCGACTCGGTTCGGGCCGCCCGGGCGTCACAGGTCTTTGGCGAGGATGCAGGACCGAGGCTCGCGGCCGCGCTCGGCCAGGGTATCGACGCCATGCAGGCGCTGCGCGATGAAGTGCCGGGCGTAATCAGCAACGAAAACGTAAAGATCGCGGAACAGCTTACCGATCAATTCGACGTCATGGCGCGAACCGTGGGCGGGCGGCTGACTAATTCATTTATCGAAGCGGCCGCGAAGCTCGGCGACCTGCTGGGCCTTATCGAGCTCGACCCGGAAACGCAAAAGCTCTTACAGATTCGCGACCAGCGTCAGCTGATATCGAACCTGGAAACGGCCGACGCGCTGGGGTCGCTGGGCGGAAATATCATCCTGTTGGAACGAGCTCGGGAACAACTCGCCGCGTATCAGCGTGAGCTAAGGGCGATTCAGCTGGTGACGCCATTTGGCGAAAGGGCAACGCGCAATAGGGCCGCCGGCGGCGGCAGCGGCGACGCCAGGGCCAATCAGCTTGCGGCCTTCGGTGACTTCTCGGGCAACTTTATGTCAGAGATGGGCGCGCTCGAAGCCGAGGAAACGGCCAGACTAAAGGCTCGCCAGGACGCGCATATCGAAATGGTGAATAGGCTATTCGATGAGCTCGACTTAAAGACGGAAGAGTCGACAGAGAAGCTAACCGGCAAATGGGAGACCATCGGGCAGTCGATGAACTTCTCGATTCGAAACGCCATGAGCAATGCTTTTCTCGGCATCGAGCAGGACTTCGGCGATACGATCCGGCGCATGATTGCCGACTGGGTGGCACAGCAAGCCCTTATCGGCATTGCCAGCAGCTTCACCGGCGGTGGCGGCTTTGCGAATTTTATGCAGGGTGTAGCGGGCGCGCGCGCACACGGCGGCCCAGTGAGCGGCGGCCGGTCCTATCTGGTGGGCGAGCGCGGCCCGGAAATCTTCACGCCGAATATGAGTGGCCAGATTGCAGCCAACGGGTCCGGTGGTGGGGTCAGCATCGTTAATCAGATCGACGCACGCGGCGCCGACCCATCCACTATGTCGCGGCTGCAGGTCGCTTTAGACCAGCGGGATCGTCAGCTGATCGCGCAGGTCGCCGATATGCGCAGCAGGGGCCAGATATGAGCGTCATTCCGTATCCGCACATTGAGCCGAAAGGTGGTGGCGTTTGGGTCACCACGGAATTGATGAGCAATACCGGGCAGTTTGCCAGCGTGTTGACCGGCGCTATACAGACGGTGCAGCGGCTGGGGTCTCGCTGGTCTTTTACCGTCAACTACACCGACCTATCGGCCGACGATGCGGCGCGTATCACTCAATTTCTGGCGGCCTGCGACGGCATGGCCAATCGATTCTATCTGCCAGTGTGGGGCTACACGCTGCGCGGTGCCTGGCCTGGGTCTGAGCTGTTTTCAAATGGCAGTTTTGCAAGTGGCACCACGTCGTGGACTGTCGACGCCGATGGCACGCTGTCTGCGCCCGATTTGGTGGGCCGGCTAACCCATGATGTCGGCGGCGCGCAATCATCGATCGGTCAGAGCGTGACCATTGCACAGGGCGTTCCTTATGCCTTGAGATCGATTATCCATGACGGCCGAGACAGCGCCGGATTGAATCTTGGGGTCTTTGTCGATGGTGGTGACGTGTCATTCAGTAACTACTCGACGACGGCACGCGGGCTTGTTGCTTCCAGCCTGGTCGGCGATACGGCAGGCGCTAATAGCCAGTTCCCGCTGGTGTTCCCAACCACGGGCGCCTTCCGTGCCGGCGACTATGCCGAGTGCTCCCTGGCATCGTTTGCGCGCTGCGCATTAGTCGACAACGGGCCTAACGCGCTGATCTATTCGGATCAGATCGATAACGCGGCCTGGACGAAAACGCGCGCGACGATCACGGCCAACTCCGACGTTGCGCCAGACGGCACCACGACAGCCGACACGCTGGCCGAGGACGGGACCGCTACGCAGACGCACCACGCACAACAGGCCGTCACGATCGATGCCGCTGTCGATACCGATATCTCTTTTTCTTGTTTCATCAAGGCGGACAATCGGACCTGGGCCGAGTTGATGCTGATCGAGGGCACGGGGTCGACGACCGCGCAGGCTTTCTTTAATTTGTCGGCTGGCACGGTGGGCTCGGTCGGAACCGGCGCGAACTGGGCCGATACGCGGGCCTTCATTGCCGACGCCGGGAACGGCTGGTACTACTGCACGTTAGTCGCGCGCAAGACCAATGCCGCCACGGCGCTGACCGGCAGAATCCTGGCAGCCGAAGCGGACGCCGATGCCATATTCAGCGGGTTGACACAAGACTCGATCTTGCTATGGCGCGCGACACTGGCCGAGGGGTCGGGCGTACCGACCCGCCCCGTTCAAACGGTCGCCACGGCAGACTCAGACGGCACGGCACAGACCGGCGGGGCGCTTCACGTCAAGGGGCTGCCGGTATCGACCGACGCGCTACTGGTTGCGGGCGACTGGGTGCAGATCGGCGACCAGCTCTCGCGGGTCCGGGCGCCGCTCAACTCCGACGCATCGGGGCTCGGCCATCTGCAGGTCGATCCGTGGGTCCGGGTGTCACCGGCAGACAGCGCGCCAGTCTTTATCACTAACCCGGTCGGTAAATTCTTGCTGGACTCTTCATCGATCAGTTTTCAAACCAAAGCGGGCTGCCTGACGGACGTCAGCTTCACCTGCATGGAAGACGTCGCCGTATGAGCCGCGGCATGGCAGCGGCTAACGTAACGGCGTCGGGCCTGGGCCTGGTGCGGCCCGTGACCTTCATCGAGATACAGTTCGACGCGGCCACGCTTTACGTGCACGACCATATTGGTAGTTTCACGTGGAACAGTCAGACGTGGACCGGCTTGGGCGCGCTCGGTGCGGTCTCGCACCTGCAAGAGTCTGACGACCGATCGCCTTATCGGGTCTCGCTGACGCTGTCAGGCATTGACGCCACCATCATCGATGAAGCGCTGAACCAGGAAATATACGAGCGGCTTGTTATTATTTACATCGGATTCATCGGTGACGACGGCGCGCTGGTGGCTGACCCGGACGAAAGGATCAGGGGTTATGCCGACAGCATGGAAGTCAGCATCGGCGGCGATACCGATACCGTCAAGCTCAACATGGAGTCGGAATTGATTCGCGACACCAAAGCCAACGGCCTGCTTTTTTCCGATGAAGACCAACAGACTTTATATGGCGGCGATACCGGCTTCCAGTTCCTGGCCCAGCTGATCGATGCGCGAATCTGGTGGGGTCCAGGCGGGATCGATGCAACGGCCGGCATTCCGTTGCAGGCGCGCGGCAACTCCGCTTTCGGGCGGGACTACCAGAATCGGCAGCGCGAGCGGGACGGGCAGGGCTAATGCTGCCGGCCGGCTTGCTCGATCGATTCCAGTCAGGATTCAAGTATGGGTCGGTCGACTGCTGTCAGTTCGCCGCCGCCGCTTGGAAGCACTACACCGGCGAAGACTTGGCGCTCGGCTTCAGTTATTCCAGCGAGGCGGAAGCCCTTAAGCTGATCGAGGCGGCGGGATCAATGGAAGAGCTTTTGACCCGACTGATCGGCGAGCCCCGCGACGATATCCGGCAAGCCCAGGACGGCGACATTGTCTTGAGCTCGGCGCCCGGTATCGGGCCGATCGTGGGCGTGGCCGATCCGCCGATCTTTTGGGTGCTCGCCAAAAAAGGTATGGCGCCGGTGAACCTGGACAAAGCGATTAAGGTCTGGCCGTGCCGGCAGTAGCGCCATGGGTCGCCAACCTGGGATGGGCCTATTTCCCGGGCGCCAGCTATGCCGGCGCGCTGGCCATCGGCTCAACAATTCTGGCGGTCACGGCCTATAACATTCGAAAAGCCAACGACCTTAAAGACAACAACTTCGGCAAGTCACCGGGCCAGCAGCTGATTGTCCGATCGACCACGGCCGCGCGAAATATTGTATACGGCCAGGCCGAAGTGGGCGGGGTCATTACCTACCAGAACACGCGCGGCATCGATAACCAGACGATGGATATGGAAGTGATTCACACGGGCCATGAAATCGAGGGCTTTGTGGCGTGGCGATTCGACAATCGAGAAGTGCCGATTGCTGACGTCGACGATATCAACGCAAGCCCCGCCGGCAATGGCGCGGTCAATGCCGATACCAACTCGCACGCCTTCGGCCCGCCTCATTCGACGTCAGTCATGTTCTTGCGCGGCTGGCTCGGCACGGCAACTCAAGGCGAAGACAATGCGCTGTCTGGTAATTACTCGGAGATCACCACGACGCACCGGCACCGGAGCTGTGCGCGATCGGTGCTGCGCTTCGACCTGGCCTTCGGGACTGAGCAAGTCTGGGACGGCGGGATGCCGCGCGCGATCACGGCCGTCATCAAGGGAAAGAAAGTCTATGACCCGCGATTAGATTCGACCTTTACGGGCGACTGGGGCACCGGGTCGGGATCGCACCGGGTGGCCACGCCGGGCACCTGGGAGTGGTCCGACAATCCCGCGCTGATATGGGCCGACTATCGGATCGACGCCGTGCTGGGGCCGGGCTGGGACTCAGGCCGGATCGATTACAACTCGGTGGCCGAGGCGGCCGACCTTTGCGATGAGCTGGTGGACATTCCGCCGGCGGGCTCGCCGGCCACTCAAGAGAAGCGCTTCACCTGTAATTGCGTACTTGATACCGGCATGACGCCACGGGAAAGCATCGAGGTCATTCTGGCATCGATGGCCGGCAACGAGCGGCAGTTTGGCGGCACGTGGCACGTGTACGCCAGCGCGTATGAGGCGACCAGCTTCACGCTTGATGAGGACGACTTCATCGGCGCCGTGGAGTTCAGAAAGCAGCCGCTGACGGCTGATCGCTATAACACGGTGCGCGGCTATTACTTTGACCCGGATCGAGAATACAAGCAGAGCCCTTTTCTGCAGGTTCAAGACTCGACCCTGTTATCGACTCGCGACAGCTCCCGCGAGCTCTTCGCCGAATTGAAACTTCACGCGACCAACAGCGAATATATGGCGCAGCGCCTGGCCTATCGTCACTTGAACCAGGCCGACAATACCGGCCTGCTGGTTGCGCTGCTGAACTATAAAGCGGCCGATATGCGGGTCGGCAATACTGTCTCGATCACGCTGGACGAAATCGGCTGGGCGGCGAAGGTGTTCCGGGTCATGCAAATACGCTTTGTGCCGACTCAGGGCTTCGAGGTCACGCTTAAAGAGGATTCGAGCGCGGCCTATGCCGACCCGGCCGTCGGCGATTACGCGACCCGCACTGCGGCGGGCGTCGTGGTCTTTCCGGCTATCCGCCGGCCGGAACCAGGCGCAGGCGTGGCCGGCGATTCCGTGGTGTCCGATCCGTGGTTCATCCGGCGGGCAGCCATCGGCGATGATTACACGGTCTATGACCCGGCCTATTGCTGGACATTCACGCAACTGACGCCGGGCGCAGGCGAGCATACCGCTGACATTATTGACACCGGTGGCGTGGTCGGTGGCGTGCTGCAGGTCAGTCTGGATGCCTCGGCGGCTGCATCTTCCGTACTATTCGGCGTTCCGAATGGGGAGCCGATGTTCTTTGAGGGTGAGCAGTTTCGATTAAATCTAAAAATTCGACGGGTCAGCGGGTCGCCGACAGCCGGCACTATGGCGATCGGCACCAGCTCGCTGAATGCCGATAAGGTGACGGGCGTGGCGCAGACCTTCGCGTCGATATCGGCGGCCACCGTAGCGGCCTGGACGGCCAACGAATGGCAATTCCTCGAGTACACCAACGCGCCAAACGTGAGCGGCCAGACGTCGATCTATGTGGTGCCGAGGGCCAACTTCGACTCGAACTTTGACGCGGATACGGAACTCGAAATCGATATGTTCAACCTGACTCGGGTGTCTTAATGAAAAAAATCGCACTGATCCTAGGGCTTTTCTGCATTGCACAGACGGCAGCGGCCGACCTAATCAGCGAAGTGGGCGGCGGGTATAAGCTCGCGACGACTTCACTGGTGCTCAAGCCCGGCTGCACTGACGTCATTCCGCGCGGCCCGGTGGTCGACGATCCGAAAAGCGAGCACTACCAGCGCGGCACCGCATCTTGCGGCGGCGACAATCCCGTGTTTATCGGCTGGCCGATCGCGTGGCAGTCCGATCGGTCGGGGCCGTTTAACTATCGCGTGGGCTGGTTCCATATGTCGCACTGGTTCGACGGCGGCGCCGATCGCGAGGCGCACATGGATTGCCTTTGTGCAACGGTTACCATCAACTGGTCGAAGCGCAAAAAGAAGTGACGCTCTACGACTTCGCGCAGGTTTTTGTTGGCACCGAAGAGGTCGCGGGCGATGCCGATAATCCATTTATTCGCTGGTGTCATGCGTCGACGACGATGGGCGAGCAGGCCGACTCGGTGCCGTGGTGCAGTTCATTCCTTAATCGACTCTGCTGGATGCTCCGCTTACCGCGATCCAACTCAGCACTAGCCCGGTCCTGGCTGAGCGTGGGCGTGCCGGTCTTGGGGCCGACCGATCAGGCTCGCGCGGGTTATGACGTCGTAGTCATCAAGCGTGGCGTCGGCGATCAGCCCGGACCGGAGAACATGACCGCACCCGGGCACGTCGGCTTATTTGCTGGGTTTGAAGGCGGCGACGTCTTGATCCTCGGCGGCAATCAGTCGGATGCTGTTAATATAAAGCGCTTCTCGAGGGGTCGGATATTAGGGATTCGGCGGCTGGCATGAATAAGCATGTTGAACGAATGACGGGATCGGTTCTGACGCTGCTGGCGCTGGCCGTCGTGGCTTGGTTTATGTTCGGCTGGGTCATTCCGGTCATTTTTTCGCCAAGGATGTAGCCATGGGAATACTTCAAAAACTGATCGGTGGCGGCGGCACGCCAGCCATCGGGGCCATCGGTAACGTCATCGGCACGGTATTCGAGGGCAAGGGCCAGAAGCTGAGCCACGAGGAAATCATGGCCAAGCTGGCCATGAGCCCGACGCTGGCCATGCAGGAAATGTCGAAAATCGAGGCGGGTCACCGATCCGTGTTTGTGGCGGGCTGGCGCCCAGCGATCGGCTGGGTCTGTGCGTCGGGCCTGCTCTTCTCTTTCGTCATCAATCCCGTGCTGCAATGGGTCACCAGCAATCCCGGCCCGGAGATGCCGACGGCGATAATGACCACGATGGTCACGACCTTGCTCGGCCTGGGCGGGCTTCGAACCGTCGAAAAGCTGCAGGGTAAAGCAAAGTAGAACTGTCAAGTAGTTGACACAAGCGGCAGGGCAGGGCGCGGCTATACTTGGCTCCACGAACAATGGCAAAGGGTCGGCATGGTTGATGATCGATCGGACTGGCACTTAGATAGGCGGGTCACTGTCGGCCTGATTGGCACGCTGATATTGCAAACGGCGGCGCTCGGAGTATGGGCCGGCACTATAACGCTCAGGGTGACCAACCTCGAGGACCGGCAAATCGAACACGTCTCAGAGCCCGCGCATCGGCCGATGGCGACCGAGGTCGCGGCAATGGGCGCGCGCCAGTCTCTTATACTGTCCCGGCAGGAAATGATTCTAAACGCCATCGAAGAGCTGCGGAGAACCTACCGTGATTCGAATCAGGGTAGGTGACAATGAGTATTCGCTCGCACGAATCGGCGGCGGCGCGGTGGCGATAGTCGCCACACTATCGGCCCTGATTGCCTACGGCGCGAACATCACCGGTATGTTGCCGGCGGTAGCCTGGAAAACTCAAGCCGGCCACGAAGCGGATATCGCAGACGTCAGAGCCGAGCTTGGCGATCTCGAGATCATGGCGCAGGAAAGCGAGAAGGCCATCATCGGCGCGATCGGAAACCTGCGCGATGAATGGAAGTGTGACGAATACAAAGAAGAGCTCGACGTCTTACTGGCCAAGGTCGACGCCGGCACGGCCACGGCTCAGGATGAAGAGCGGATTCGGATACTACGCCAGAAAATGGGGCCGATCTCAGATGACGGCTTGAATTGCGCCCAGTTTGAGGACTGACTCTCTACGGCAGGCCCCTACTATGCTTCGTCTCGAACCTTAACGTGCGGGCACTCTCTCGTATAGCCGCCACCGCAAGTGCAGCCCTCGCATGGCTCTGGCAACCCTTCGGGAGAAGTTACGCGTTCTTCTAAGGCAGTGGGCAAAATACTCCGCGCCAATTCGTACATAACTTGGACCCCCTCGCCGGGATCGGGCGATCCTTTCTCGCGATGCAGCATGCCGATATATTTTCTGGCCCTTCCCATGCTCGATTTCAGCGCCTTAATCTCCTGGCTCTGCTCGTACAGGCCGTCCTGCTGCATGGAGATCAGGTCTGCGGCTCGTTTGCACAAATCGCCTATAGAATCGCAACTATGTTCTTCAGTTGAAGCCCTAAGCAACTCCACTGTATTCGCTTTGCATGGCTCAGTCATTGTCTGTTCCTTGTAGTGCTTGCCTTGCTGCCATACCTCGGTCCTTTTCGGCCAGTCCAGCTCGGTGTACGCCCATGCTGGTAATATATTGGCCTGGTTTCCAATTAGCAGGATCGGAATACCATTCCAAAGCCTCCCTCAACCTATCCCGCTCTGCTTCAACCGAGACTAGTTTGGACGATTGATTAAGCTGTGCAGCAATGAACTCTGCGTATCGCATCCGTTCAGCGTTATCCGCAAAGTCGCCATGACACTTAATCATTACGTCATGCTGTTGAGCGTTCATCATCTGGCAGAGTAGCCCGCGATCCTTCAGGGCTGCCAGCGCCGCATCTTCTTCGCCTTCTGCGACTAGCCCGCATAAAAACCTATATTCATCCATCGGAATTGCCTCGCTCAGTCTCGGTTGGTTTTCGCATACGCTTCCGCGCGCACTCGGCGCACAGGTGCCCAAAGTTCAGCCAGCGCAACCAAGAAATAGGCTTTCGACAAGCAAAACAGACGCTAACGCTCATTGACTTCTCTCATCTCTTTTCTAATTCGGTATATCTTCCAATTCAGATAAGCGCGAACCAGATCAAGCACGATTAAAACCCACAACGACCCATTCAAGGGATACGTCAGGAACGTCAGCTCGCTGTTGTGGGTTTTCGTAGCTCATCTGCTGATTAGTTCACTGTATTCCGGCGTGTCTACAAACTCAGTGTCGATAATGTATTTCATAAGTGTTTGTCCTTTGAGAGAAATGGATTCGGGTGAAACATCGTGCATCGCTTGTTCTCGATCCCGTCTCTCGGAATGAGTGTATGCAAGTAGCTGTCAGGCTTGTTGCACTCGTTATAGTTGTTCATCAGGTGAAGCAACCAGACCGTGCAGCCGCCATCATCTGGATTTGGCGGCCAATGAACGCACCGACTACAGTATTGCTCCTGATAGTCTCGCCCTGATTCGCCGTTCGGAAAATAGCCCATAACCGATTCTTACCTCGTCTCGCTCCCACACTCACTCGGCCTGATCGCCGTATTTCTCCACGGTCAGCTTTGCCGCTGCTGCGCTGGCGTCACCGCACGAAAACCATGCAAGCACTCTGTCCATATCTGTTACATGCTTAGTCATTGTTTTCTCGCGTTCTCTCCCTAGGAAATTACCCGCAACTTTGGATCACGTCTTTCTGGTCTTTCGTGTAACCACGAATAGATGTGCTTGTGGTAATACGGATGGTTCATGGCTGTCATCAATGTACTAGTTGACTGGGCTACACACTTTCGCTCACCAATGCCATTTTCAAAAAGGTGGTAAGTGCAGTCAGCAATCTTTTCGTTGCTTCCTTCGCGGCAGTAATAGGCGTTTTCAGTGCGGATTAGTCTCCATCGGTTGCGGAGCTTTCGTCTGCGCCACCATTCTCGTATCACTGGCCCGAATCCTCAGGCAGTGGATTGACTCGCTCAGTCAGTGCCGTATTCACAATCTTGTAGGTCCCTTCCGGGACCATCGCAGCGGCATCGATGATTCTGGCGATCTCGGCCAGCGACAGGTTGCGAAGGTTGTTTAGTATGTTGCCGCATCGTGCGCAGGCATCATCTTTGCCGACTATTAGCTTACACGTCTCCCCGCAGAACCGGCATTTGCCTGTGAAAAACGATACGTGACTCATTCGGAACTGCCTTCTCTCGGCAGTGACTTGGCCTTAGCCATAACATCAAGCCTGAACTGATCGCATAGTGCAGCCAGTACGTCATCAGACAACTCTGACAGGTGGTACTTCGGAGCCTCTTTGAATCCATCTTGTCGGCGTCCTGGCGGAACCTCCTGAATTACATAGTTCGGCACTCGGAAAGGCTTGAGGTCTACGGTATTTTTAATCATCGGTACTGTCTCCGCCGGCTCTTTCATTCTTCATCCCTCGGGCAATACTCAAAGCCAATCGTCGACGGCCGATCGACGACAATGGGAAAGATTGGCAGCTGCGTATAGCCGACCACCACGCCGGTAATCAGTGACAGCAAGCAGGCAAGGCTAGTTCTCATTGCGATCAGAACGGTATGTCATCGTCAAATTCATCCGGCGGGACGGAAGCGGCGGCAGGCGGCGCAACCGGTGGGGCCGTTGGTGCGGCAGGCGGCGCAACCGGTGGGGCCGTTGGTGCGGCAGGCGCGGCTGCAGCAGACGGCGTCAGCCGCAATCCGCCGACGACCTTGCCGGCCATCATGACGGTGGCGTCGACCCATAAGGTCACCTGCTGGCCAATCCAATTGCCGGATTCTGTGCCATAAGCACCAGCCAGCAGCTGGCCGTTGGTCTTATTGAGCGGCAAGCCCTTTTCTTTGCCGGCGAACATAACGACCAAGCGCTGCTGATTGTCGACCTCGACAAGATCGACGGCGCTAATTGTCAGCACGGGCCTGGCCTGGCCGATATCGTCTTTTGTGACGAAACTGGATTCGCTTTTAATGTAGTTGGTGACGTCCATTTATTGATTCACTCCGAATAGGGAATGCTGCCGATATCGATATTTTTCAGCCGCCCGCCAGCAGTATTCGGGTCGGCCATAGGGTCCGGGTCTTTGTTCGGCGGTCTTTTCCAGCTCGCCAGCCGCCGTCAGATTCGATATGGCGCGACGAATCGACGTGAGCGGGGCATTAAGCCAGGTGGCGCTGACGGCCTCTGACGGCGTATAGGAGCGCTCAGGGCTGATCGCGAAAAGTTCCAGCAATTGCTTTTCCTGGGTGGCGGCCTTGACCGCATACCGGCGAAACTCAGCGCCGACCGAGTCGGTCGTGTTGTGATAGCTAACCAGTCCCATCGAACCACTCCTCGAATCCGTCCAGTGTGTTGAAGGCGAGCGCGTATTCGCGCTGCCAGTACGTGTAAAGCGCAATCAGTTCGGCGTCAGACATAAAACACCAGCACGATCAGCAGACCGAGGCCAGCGCCGAAACAGTCGGCCGTCTTTTCCCACTCGCCCAAGTGGCGAACCAAAAAGGCTTTGACGGCCAGCTCGAAGTGCGTTTCTGTTGTCATTTTGTTTGCTCCATGCCTACGCCAGACCCTTTACGGCGATCCGTAGGAATATCCGTCTCCACCAGACTCGCCGTAGCCGTAGCCGTCGCCGTAGCCGTCGCCGTCGCCGTAGCCGTAGCCGTCGCCGTAGCCGGAGCCGGAGCCGGAGCCGTCGCCGGAGCCGTCGCCGGAGCCGTAGCCGGAGCCGTAGCCGTCAAGGTCGGCGGCTTTCCTGATCCACTCTCGTTCTTCGTGGGTCTTAGCGAACCGGAGGGCAACAGCAGCCGTTACAGCGGCAGCAATTCCTTTGCAGCGGCGAATGAAAACGCCGACACCATCAGGACAAGCGCCTGCGCGTACTACGTCATCGGCTGTGATTAAGCGACTACCCATTTCTTCCACGCATCGTCAGAGATAGTGAAGATAGCCGTAATGTCTCGCAGCGAATCAATGTCGGCTGGCGCGCTGATTAGGCTACTACTGGTCGGGCCGGTATCGCACAATTCGTGCAGACCTTTCGTTGTTCCCCAATAGATCGCCATGCGAGCCTCTTTGAGCGCGATCACTTCAGCGTTCATATTCTGATCGTCAGGAACGAGCCCGCCGAATACGCCTCGATGCTTCGTGGTGACTAAAACTGTTATCACATCTATCTCCTGTTGGTTAATTGCCTGATGTAGTCTCGGACAGTAAATGGTCTACGCCAGTCAGTGGTCTATATCCCCTCGATCAATTTGATCGCTTGCTTTTTTAGTCGTCGTTTCTGGCCCTTGTTGTGAGCCGTGATGATGCTGGCTGTAAGTCCCGCTAAAACGTCCGGTAATTCGCCCGCATCAATCTCGATGCGTCGAGTCATAACCTCGCCACGGGCCTCTAACTCAGTAAGCCGGGAGTCCATTTTCTCCATCAACCTTTCTTTGTTGGCCGCACTGAAGAACTCTTGTCGAAGCTTGCCAACTTCGTCGGCGTCTTCTGGCGTCATCTTTCTGCTAAGTCTTTGTGAAACCCCTGCGCCTGCTCGATCAAATAATCGAAGTAGGGATAAACGGGAATTTCCATTTCTTCTGGGTCGCCAAGGAAGCCTGCGTACCCGTACAGCTGGCCGTCAGCGCCGTACCAAACAAGAGCGCCGTCAATGTCGTATTCCTCGCCCGTATTGACGTCAATTTCGTGCGTGAAGCAGGCGTATAGATGGCCGGGTTTGCATTTTTCTGTATCGGTGATTCGTTGCATTTCCAATCTCCTAGTTAACTGCTCTGCTTGATCTGTTGCTTGACGTTGACCAACGAGAACCAGCGCAGTGTTTCGGTCATGTAATAACCCGATAGCTTTTGGCTAGTTGCTGAAGGCTGCGCGGTTGCGACGGGCCGTAAGGCGATCCGCAAGTCAGGCCACGGACATAGAACGTTTCAACATCGCAATTGTCGTCATCCGGTTCGACGCCATCTATCACGAATTTACGCAGCGTTTTTCTATGCTGGAGCTTCACGCCGATGGCGAAATGATTGTTCACAGCGAGACAATCCCATCGGCTCGGCCTTCCGACTGACGCTTTGCGGCCTCAGTGAAAAGCGGGGACAACTCGGCACTGGCTCTGTCCCATGCTGGATTGTCGATACTGGACTGAGAAGCGCAGACGCGCTGCAGGCGCTGAATGGCCGCGCTGAGCTGGGCGTTGGTCATGTTGCTGATGCGGTCGCGCTCAATCGGCCATGGGTTTGCTTCTTTTAGTGCTGATACGAAATTCCGTTGTTGTTCGGTGGTCATGGTCTCTTTCTACACTTGACGTTGGGATCAGCTTCCCATAAGCTCGACCCACTGTCAAGGAAATAAATCCGCATGAACCAGAAAGTTTTCAATCTTCAGAACAGGGTCAATCACCTGCGCGACGTCGGTTGGACGTGGGCCGATCTAGGCCGCGAATCGGGCATCGAGCAAAGTTACCTGCGGAAGTTCGCAGGCGGCCAGATTCCCGACCCGTCGCTGACGCGATTCGAAACCATGACCAAGTTGGTGCGCAAGCTGGAGCGGCGACAATGAGACCACCAGCCGCAATCAGCCTGTACGCACGGGAAAGCCGCCGGATGGCGCGATTGGCTCGCACCTATCGCTTTATGCGCAATGATCCGATCTCGGCTCAGATCGCAGCACAGCGCGCCGAGGCGGCCCTTCTTTTGATGCAGATCGAGGTAGCAGACCATGCCACAGAGCGCCGAAGACAACGCAATCCGTGAAGAGCAGCGGGCGCTCGCCGTCCGAAAGGCTTATGAGAACGCACTGACCCGCAAAAAGATCGTCTGGCTGGCGCTCAAAGCGGGCGTCGATCTTGAATATCTGGCGATGCGCTATAACCTGACCAGCGTCGAGAAGGCCAACGCCGCCGCCGGCCTGGCCGCCCATCGAGCCGAGAAAGAACGCGACAAGCAACGGGGCAAGGCGTGAAGCTCGCGCCCATCCAACCGAAGTGCGAGACCTGCCGCCATCCTTTCGAACCGACAGCGCCGCACCAGCGCTTCGATAAGCGCGCCTGCCGTCAAAAGGCGTACCGGTCGCGGCTGGCGTTGAAACAAAAAAGCCCCGGTGACGGGGCTTAGTTGCGTACGGGCGGTGGTTCCTGTACTTTCCCAAGTGCTGACCTGGAATGGACGTGATTCTACTGGTGTTCTGCCTAGAATCCAACCATCCCAAACCAGCCCGGACGGGCTAGACCACGGCATCGGTTATTGCGCGGCGACAGCGACCACGGCTGACGGTGGGGCGAATCTACGGGCGGGAGACCCAACCAGTTCAAGCAGTTTCTGCGGCTGGGCGGGATGGCCGAGTACCCGCAATAAACAATTCTTATGGCTGACACAATGAAACCAACCGACCCAAACCAATGCGCTTTCTGCGGGCAAGCCTTTGTGCTGCGGCCGCCGAATCTGGCGCAATATCACTTCTCAGGCGGGCTCAAGGCTTGGTTATGCTCAGGGTCTGAGCGCTGCCTGACGGGCTTTCGAAAAAAAAGGGGGCTGCCACCGCTTCGGGCGCGGCAGCCGAGTCGATAACTAAAACAGGAGGCGGTAGGGGCCGGCGCAGCGCGCACACAAACTGCTTAACTTCTCTTGAATAGATGCGTACCGGCCCCGCTATCCGACAATGTCAAAACTCGAACAAGCCCTTATTTTTCAGCTGAAGGCCGTCAAACTGACCTTCGAGATCGAATACCGATTCCATGAGACCCGGCGCTGGCGCTTTGACGTCGCCTTTCCTGACGACCTGATCGCGATCGAGTGCGAGGGCACGACCTTTTACGGCAAGAATGCCAACGGATCGATGAAGCTGGGCCGCCATCAAACGGCCATCGGCTTCGAGCGTGACTGCGAAAAGTACAATGCCGCCGCCGAGCTCGGTTGGCGCGTCTTTCGTTATACCGACAAGCAGATCAAGTCAGGCATCGCCTGGCAGCAGATCGAAAGGCTGGTGAGGAAATAGGCCACAGCGCTCGGCAATGCGCTAGAATCAAACCAGCGGCAATTAGAGGACTAGCAAAATGTCATCGATGACTGACGGTTTTGAGAATGTGCTGTGCGATCTGCTGTTCAACAATACGGCCATTGCCAACATCGGTGACGCGACCGGATTGCCGGCGACCGCCGTGGCGGGCTCGACGCAGATTGCGCTGGCAACAGTGGCGTTTAACGACGCCGATACGCTGTTGACCGCCGATGAGGTCGCCTATACCGGCTATGCCAGACCGACGCAGGCGCGCAGCTCGGCCGGCTGGACGGTATCGGGCGCCGTAGCCTCGAACGCGGCGCTTGAGCAGTTCGGCGAAATGACGGCCGGCGGGCCTGATACCGTGGTGCACGCGGGGCTAGGCTTCATCGCCACCGGCGATATCTTGCGGCTTCACCAGGATTTAGCGTCCGATCTGGTCATCAATAACGGCGTTAATCCTCAATTCGCTATCGGCGCAATGACCTGGACTTTTGCCTAATGGATATCGCCCGCACTATCAAGCGCGGGGCGCTCGGCCTGGTATCTTTCCGGGTCTTGATTCGCGGCACTGACATTGTGCTCGAGATCGATGGGCGCGAAGTGCCTGCATTCAGCCCGGATAAGGCGCTTGATATCGCCGTCGGGCTCAACTACGCGGCCAAGCGAGTTAAACAGCGTTACAACATGGGCGTCGTGGCTCATGGCATCGCCGACCTGACCGATGCGGTCGCCGATGAGCGGCAAATACAAAAGAACAGGGACGGCACGGCGAGCTTCGGGGTTAAACGATGATCCGCACGACAATTCCTGCAGCCGAGGCCGCCTATGTGCGTTTTCGTGAGCTATCGCGCCGGCTTAAAATCTATTCGGAAGGCCGCAATATCTTATTTGCTACTCAAACGGGCCGAGACGCGGTGCTTTCAACACTGGCCGACCTGAAGGCCTTTCACGACGATATGACAGCGCTCGCCGCAACGCCTGGAGTCGCCAAGTACGCGACCGACTCAACCGACGACCCGACATATAACGTAGTGACCGAATATGCCGCCATGCTTTCCGCGCTTGGGTCGTGCATTGCTGAGATTGTTTCGACTTTTCCGACCCAGGGCAACTATGTCTTAGAACGCCAGATCGACAACCAGGGCAATGTGACGCCGGGGAACTTCAACGCACCATCGCTGGCGCCGCTCCGGGCGCTCTTATCGGCGCTCGAATTAACGATTGAATAGCAATGGCATTTGCAGCCGTTGCCACGACCGCGGGATCGAATCAGGCAGGCTACGGCACTAGCCACTCATTCACGCTCCCGTCGAGCATCTCAACCGGCGACCTTTTGATCGTCAAGATTGCGGTAATCCGCAGCAGCAACAGCACGCCGCCAGTTATTACAGGTCCGAGCGGGTGGACGCAGATAACAGCAAACGGTGGCGGCAGGCACCAGTCAGAGACGTTTTACAAGGTCGCCACCGGGAGCAATGCCAACTCGTTTAGCACTGACGTCGGCGTGGCGTCGGCTTGTGTCTGCTTCCGAATCACCGGGGATGATGGCGCCGCTCCCACGGCGACCAACTCGACGGCGACCACGTGCGATCCGCCGTCTCATACGCCAGCCGGAGGCGCAGACGACATCTTATGGCTGGCCTCAACAAGCATAGGCAGGTCTAACAACTCAACGCCGTCAGTTGATACAGCGCCAAGCGGATACAGCGGGCTTGTCAATGCAGACGGGCAGCCGAGAACGACCTGCGGCATGGCATACCGCGAAAACAATGCCACCTCGGAAGACCCGGGCGCGTTTTCGTTTACCGATGCGCAAGCAAGCAGCTCCGAGACAATTTCTGTCTATCCGGCGGCAGCCGGTGGAGACATAACCGCCGCCGGCACCGCCTCGATCACCGGGTCGGCCACGTTAAGCGCGCTGGGAGCTCTTGCGGCAGCGGGTGCTCTGGCAATTGCGGGTGCTGGCGCATTATCCGGGGCCGGCGCGCTTGATGCCGCTGGGGCAGCATCAATATCTGGATCGGCCACATTAACGGCCAGCGGAACAGCGACGGCGGCAGGCGCGCTATCGATTGCGGGCGCCGCAGACCTTGATGCGCTTGGTGCGATGGTCGCTGCGGGCGCGGTAGTCATAACTGGCGCGGCAGACCTACAAGACACGCCGACAAATGACATAACGGCGGCCGGCACCGCCTCGATCACCGGCTCTGCCGATTTGGACGCGCTCGGCAGCTTAGGTGCTTCGGGCGCGGCATCAATTAGCGGCTCGGCCGACCTGAATGCGGCTGGGCTATTAACGGCGGCTGGTGACGCCTCGATTGTTGGCGCTGCCGCATTAACGTCAGCCGGCGATATCGATGCCGCGGGCGCGCTATCAATCGTTGGTTCCGCCGATCTGAATGCGTCGGGCACGCTAGATTCCGCCGGCGCGCTTTCAATCAGCGGTTCGGCTTCTCTGACCGATGCTGGCTCGAGCGATATCACTGCCGCCGGCACCGCCTCGATCACGGGCTCTGCCACGCTTAACGCGCCGGGAACGCTGGCAGCGACTGGTGCCGCCTCGATAACCGGTTCTGCAGACCTGGACGCTGGCGGTGCGCTATCGGCTACCGGCGCGCTCTCCATCACGGGGTCGGCCAGCCTCACCGGGTTAGCTGCTAACGACTTGGTTTCTGCCGGTGCCGCCTCGATAACCGGTTCTGCAGACCTGGACGCTGGCGGTGCGCTATCGGCTACCGGCGCGCTCTCGATCACGGGGTCGGCATCAATCACCGCACTGACGGCCTCAACCGCTTTGCACAAAACGGCATCGATGGCTGATAGTTATGGCAAGACGGCTACAATGGCTGACAGCAACGGCAAAACGGCTACAATGGCCGATAGCAACGGCAAAATAGGAACGCTCGACTAATGCCCGAAATCAGCGCATCAATCAGCCGATCCTATGCCGCCGGCGACGATCTGAGCCTGGTCTTTTCCGTCGTTGACTCTGCTGGTGCCATCGTTGATCTGACCGGCTTTACTGTGCGCTTCGAGCTCGCCAGGCGCGTCAGCTCAGCCAGCAAGGCCGTATCGACCGAAGTATCGCCCGCAACGGCCACAGCCAGCATTGACGCCTCAAGCCCAGCAACAGGGCAATTCACGATCACCATAGACAAAGCGATCACAGCAGCCCTGCTCGGCGACTATTACTTCGAGGCCGAAGCGCAGGACGGATCGACCGATGAGTCAACCGTTACGCGCGGCTACATGACCTTTGTCGAAACACTGATCTAGTGGTGAAGTATGGCAACGCTCAATCTGTACGGTCATGCGCGCTGGCGTAGACGCAGAGCTCACCAGCTCAGAGCTGAGCCGCTTTGCGCGTTCTGCACTCGACTCGGCCGCACGGTGCCGGCGACGGTGGCAGACCACGTCGAGCCGCACCGCGGAGACCTCGACCTATTTTGGAATGGCGCGCTGCAGTCGCTTTGCAAGTTCTGCCATGACTCAGTCAAGAAACGCGCCGAAGATAGCGGAGCCGAGCTCGGTTGCGACGTCGATGGCACGCCGATCGACCCGTCTCACCACTGGGTGACGGGGTAGGGCGGGTCAAATAGCTATGATTCTCATTCGCACAATGCGCGACGTCTCCACA